TATCTTTAACATTTGCGCTCTCATTTACTGCTATTTCATAGTCAGTATCGATTAACTCTCCATCGTTCTGCAAATACGCTAAATATGCGTTATATTGCGTTGTTCCCTCTTGCATTATTACAAGGTTGTTATCAGCATCAAAGATTTGATATTTTGAATTTTTATAGTACATAATTATTGATTTTTTACGTTCCCTATTGCGCCACCATCTAAATAACTTGCTATTGCTGCTGTTGCGTTATTTGAAATCCAAGTTAATAATTGAATAGTTCCAGTTGCATAATTAGGAATATTTGTAGATAATGTATTTGTAGTTGATATACTTGCTCCAGTTGATATAGTTACCCTTTCAACTGTTACAATATAAGTAGTAGTTGTTTGCTCGATTGTAATGTAGTAATTGTATTGCGAATCGGTACAAGGGTAAGAACTTCCTAAATCTATTGTTGTAGCTGTTCCACTTGCATCATTGTGAACAACGTGCATATTAGTTGAACTAGATAACTGACAAACTCCAACAATATCAGTTAGTGTTGATGGCTCTACGTTAGTTGGTGGGCTAAATTGATTTCCTTTGCTTATTCCGCAAAAGAATCTTTGCCCTGACACGTTAGAATTAAATTGAATTTTACGAGTAAATACAACCTCTAAACCTGTTAATATCATACCATCATTTTTTCTCATAAATGCTATTGTTCCTGCTGATGCAGTTGAAGAAAAAGGAATTAACCCTCTTAATAAATTACCGTTCCCAGCAATAGCAAATGTATTTCCCCCTAACCTTTCAGAATAACCATAACCAGCAGCTACTCCCGTTGAAATACTATTAGGAACAAACCAAAAATAGTTATCTCGCATTATAGCTTTTTGAATCGAATCAAAAATTAATGTAGCTGTATTTTGTTTGTTGTTAAATGTACTCCAATCTGTTGAACTCAATGCTCCTCTGTTAGCAGCAGACGCTGTTGGTAAATTAAACGTGTGAGTTGCTGTGGTAGAGTTAATAGCAAAATCAGTTCCTGTTGTTCCTACTGCTAAATTCTGTACTTGCGCTGTAAGTCCATTTAATGCAGTTAAACCAGTTGAAAAGGTTGTTATTACTTGACAAAGATGATTATCTTCTGTGTGAAGTGTAATAGTTCTTCCACTATGTGTAACGTAAATTCTAACTGCTAATCTATCAGTTGCTAATAATGTAGTTTGTGGAACTGCTAAAGCACTAACGTATAAATCTATACTTGTGCCTCCTGTTATATTCTCAGGCGTTGCAGAGCTACTTGCAATTAAAGATAAAGTTGCTCCATCCCATTTGTATAACTCAACATAAAATGATGGACTTCCTCCATTACTTGAAGCACTAAAATAGGTTTCAAAATTCCAATTTCCTGCTGGTATCTCTAATTGATTTGGTACTCCAGCATCTGTAATAAATGATTGAATATAACCATTTGCATTTATTGTAAAATCTGTACCTGCACCTAGAATTGGTGTTCTATCCATTTCTTTAAATGCAACTCCTCCAAATGTGCCTTGTGAAACTGAACCATTAAGATAAAAAGATAATGATGAACCGCCACCGCTTGAAGTTGGAAAATTAGCTAAACTACCATCGCCACGAACGTATTGAGATACTGCTCCTGCCCCTGTAACTGCTATATCGCCACTTGATGTTATAGGACTATTTGTTACCATAAAAGCAGACGGCATCGTTAATCCAACTGAAGTAACTGTACCACCGCCACTAGAACCCCTACTAACAGCAGTTATAGCAAAATTGCCATCATCTATTTTTTTCAACTCTCCAATATAACCACGTGGCAAAACAATATCAGCGATAGGTACATTATAGTCAACAGATTGTAAGTCGAATAAAGTTACATCTAATCCAGCTATAACAGTTAATGAATCACAAGCTACAACAAAAGGAATAGAACAATTTACTAAAAAACCCGTATTTACAATGGTTGCATCTATATCTGCTCCCTCAAAAGAAAGCCATTTTTGAGCGTCAGTAGGAATAAAATCATAATCTATTAATACTGATTTGTATTCTCTATCCCCAACCGTTAAAACTTGCGCTAGGTTTGGCACTTCTACAATAGGATTTAAAGGGTCTGTATTATCTACCGTTGGTCCTGTAACTGTTTGAACTCCACCGCCGCCGCTTGTTCTAGTTACATTAACCTCAATAATATTAGGGGTAACCGTAATGTCTACTAAATCAATCGTTTCGTTTATTACTATATCTACTGCCATTATCTTGAAATATCATCGTTAATAATAAACAATCCACTAATCCACGTAACAACCGTATCATCCGCTAAAGTAATCTGAATGTCATATTGGTAAGTACACGCAGGAATATTGATAATTTGCTCATCGATTTGAAAGTCGCCACCTACTGCATCGGTAATAGTTAAATCTGGAGTTAAAGCAATAACGCCTCCCGCCTCTTTTCTTAACTGCATCAAAATAACTGCACCAGTTAAATCGAGATCAACATCATTTACCTTTATGTTTATCGGTGTTTGGTAAAATGTATCCCCTCGTTTGTGCGTGAAATTTACTGTTCTCATTGCTTAAATACTTTTCTAGTTTTTTTATATTGTCCTCTGTTCGCTTGTCAACTTTTCTCATTCTAAAAATAGTTGTTATTTGGATCTAAAAAGTACCATCGATTTAAAATACTACTTTTATTGTAAACTGGAGGCACGATTTGACTGTCTGCGCTTAAATATTCTGGCAATTCGTTCAACATTAACCAACGCTCTAAACGCCCTTGATACATTTCAGCTTTTAATCTTTGGTTATTTACTAAATAATCAACTTCAGTTTTGTCAACTGCTGCGGTGTTTTCGGGTTGTGTTTTATAAATACCGTTATTTGTAATCTTGTAAGCACCGACTAAAAGATATTCTACTGCGCTCTGATGAATTAAAAAAGGTTTAATGTAATCGTCAAACAAAGTAAGATATAAACCGCTTAAATCGTCGTTTCCGAAGTCAACATCTATTTTATTAAATAGCGTTTCCCCTAGAATTTCCTCAAGCCTTGTGCGCTGCGCATCTGCAATACAAGGGATGTATAAATCAATATCAATATTGCCACCTAGTAAGGTGTTTTTTGTCAATTCGTTTTCTCGTAGCCAAATATTCATAATAGTTGTATTTGTAGGTTACATATCGTGAGGTGCGATATAGACTTTTTGTGGGTTTGTTGGTGCTATCTCGCCTGCTTTTCTTACATCTGCTGGAGTCGATGGTTGAGCGGCTGTATTTTTACCCGTTCCTATTTTTCTGTACATCTCACGTACCCAAAAATGTTTGCACGTTCCAAAAGGAAAAGCATCGCTTAAAAGTCCTCCACCTTTCCACAAAAATATATCGTAAGGTTGATTTGGGTTTGGTCTCATTCCGAATCCAGGGTTTACATTTCGTTGGCTCATTAACTCAATATCCTCTTTTCTGTAAAGTTTTTTTGCTTTCATCATTGCTTTGCAAAACTCACGCTCGGGGTTTGGATTGCCGCTATATCTGTAACGTGTAATGTAAAGCTTTGTGTCTTGCTCTGAAACGCTTTTAGTTCGTGCAGTTCCAGTACTAACCGCTTCCATTGCAACATTCAGCAATTTAACAGTTGTTTCGTTTAACCTTTCCATCTCGGCATCTCGTTCCTCTTCTTTATCGTAGTCAACTGGATCTGAACTAACCAACTCCCACTCGGTTAAATCTATTTCCTCTCCTAAGTCTGAAAAGTCTTGTGATGAAAGTTGCGTTATCGCTGCGCTTTGCTGCGTGAATAACGCTTGTGCTACACTTGCAGGAATGTTTAAGAACTGAACTAGGAATACAATCGCTTGCTCGGTTGTTAAAATACCCTCTTTTACCTTTGCAAAAATATCAATCGCACTAGCAATCTGCGCACCGTTGTAAGAAACCGCAGCATCTGAACTTGTTTTGTCGGTTTGATCTAAAACATTTGCAGCAACCTGCTCACTTCTTAAACTTTCAAACTGCAAATCTAAACTAATACCATTTGCCTTTAATATTTCCATTAAACCATCTAAAATAATTTCTTGCTTTGGTGTAATTACGTTGATCATTAACTCGGCAAATCCAACTTTTATTTCTTCAGCGTTTGAACTAAATCCGCTTGCCTCTTTTATACCTACCAACATCGGTGATGTAAGTTTGTGAGCGGTGCAAAGTTGTTGCCTAGCTTCAGCAGTTAGGTACTCATATTGTTTATGCGCTTCGCTAACTTCTAAGGCAGTAATTGTAATCTCACTATCTTTGTTGTCGTTCCAATTTAAAAAGAAATTTCCCGCTTTATTTGATCCCGTTAAATTCTCACGAATCCTGCGAGTAGTTTCCATTATTTCAATCTCACTCGCTTGAACTCCAGCGTTCATATTTATAATGTAGCCAAATGAAAGTCCGTTTTGTATGTGCTTAATGCAATAGTTTTGAAATTCCTCCTCAAACTTTGCCCAAGATAACCCACTTACATAACTAGGGTTAGAATAGTAAAATTGTCCGACTTGGTAATCTTTGATAATGTAAATTTCTGAACGCTCACCGCCACCACTACCAAATCCAAAAGCATCATATCTTTCGGGTTTGTATTTTTGAACATTTGAAAAATCATAAGAATACCAATATCCCGTAATATCGCCATCCTCATTCGCTACTTCGGGAGCAACCCTTTCCTTTGCGATGTGGTAAACTTTTTTTACTTCATTATTCAAGTATTTTACTTCAACCGAAGCCTCGCCAAACATTTCAAAATCTTTGCAAATTTTTCTTAACTCCTTTTTGTCAAAGATGGTATTTAATGCGCTCCACTCCTTTGGCTTGGTTAACTTCTCGTTTGAATCGATGCCTTTACCATAAATGAAATTAGCATAACTATCAATTATAGCACTATTGGTAGTTGATCCGTTATAAGCATCAATAATCGTTTTGTAAAATTCGTTATTTCTGCCGTTCAATACCCACTTTTTACCCTGAACTTCTTTAATTTCGGGCCGAATGTAGTTGCTTAATTGAATATCAAATACTCTTTGCGTTGGTTTATCGTACATAATTATACTTTTAATATGCCATTATTCATTTCGTAGTTTTCCAAATCGGTTTGAGCAGTAACATAAGCCTTGCCTCTGTACGTAATTGCATCATTTTCGAGTATTGTACACTCAAAACTTTGCCCCTCGATGGTTTGAAAATCCGAAAATGTGATTATTAATTGAAAATTTTGGTAAAAAACATTATCATATTCTATTAAATAGGTAATATTTTTCAGTTCATCACGTAAATTAAACACAATTTCGCCACCATTATAACTAGATGGAATACATTTAAACGTGTGATTTGTTGCTACATTAAAGACTATCATATTTATAAGACTAAAATATATCGATTTGTAACAAAAAACCCATCAATTAAGATGGGTTTAAGTAGTAGGTAAGCTAAAATTTAAGAAACAACGTCTTCAGATACCAAAGTTAACAATTCTGTTTTGGTAGTGTTATCCAAAAATGGCGATAAACTTCCCTCTTCAGCTGCGATTGTCAAAGTGTAACCTGATAAATCTCCACCCGCTGCTCCTGTTACTTTCGTGCAATTACTCATCGTTCCATTGGTCAATCCAACTAGATGAATATTTCCGTTGTAATCTTCTACAAATACAAAAGGTCTGCCTTGACAAATTAATTGTACCTGCGCTTGTAAGTCTGCTGCTAATTTTGGAAGTGTAACCGCCAAAGATTGAGCAACTAAATAAGTTCCGTTATCTTCTGAACTTGTACCAGTTTCTGTTAAAGCGTTGGTTGTAGCTTTTACTTCGTATTTAAAAACTTCGGTTAAAGTTCCTAAATCGCTAACCGTTTGACCGGTAGTTACAAAACCATAAGAATCGTAATTCGCAAAGTAAAGGTTTTTAACTCCACCTCTTTGATTTTTACAATTATTCAAAAGTCTACCCGCTGTGATAGGACAATATGCCATAATAATTTAATTTAAAATAAGGGCGGAAACTAATCCGCCCTAGTTACTTCTTAACCTCCGTAAAGTACTCCTTTTGTAGCTTGTCCTACGTTCGCTGCCAATGTGTAGATTGAACGTACAAATTGAACATCGCCATCGTTAACCAATTTACCTACTTCAAATCTGTTTACATCGTCAAGTAAATCTGTGTTCCAAGATACTGCCGCTTTTCTTTGAGCGTAAGCCATCAAGTTGTTTGGCGCAGGAACGAATAACAATTCAACTCCGTTGTAGTAAACTTTTGCAGTATTGAAGTTATCGCCAGTAATTGCAAAGTTAACTTGTTGTGCAGCACCAACCGCATTGTTTGCGTTGTAGCAAAGTTGTTTCCACGCTCTAGGGCAGTAGATAACTGTTGGGCTAACTGTATCTTCTAGGTTTTCAGCAGGAATAGCAGCAAAGATTTTCGCCATTTCTCCTGCAATATTTCCTGATGTTACAGTTGTTCCAGTTACTTTGATATAACCACCAACCGCAGCGTTGTCGTAAAGTACTTTTGCAAATACCCCATCAATAAGTCCAGCAGTT